GAAACTAAATACTAATGGTGGTGTTTACTTTAGAAGCTCGTGGGAGAAGAGAATAATGACTTGGTTAGATAATAACTCAAATATTTTAATGTGGGGTGCAGAGTGTCTTAAAATACCTTATCAGATGACTCATTTTGATAATGGTGATATGAGGGTAAAAGAACATTGTTACTATCCAGACTTCTACTATGAGATGCAGCTTACAGATGGTAGTAGAAAAAGAGTTGTAGTTGAAGTAAAACCAATGAAGGAATATCAAAATGTGATTGATTTAAACGAAGGAAGACTTACAGTACCTACAAATGGTTTAAAGAAACTAAAAAGCTTTGAATATGATCTTAAAATGGCTTATAAAAATAAGAATAAATGGGAGACTATGATTTCTTGGTGTGATAAGAAAGGATATGACTTTATTATAATAACTGAACTACACTTAAAAAAGTTTGGTATATAATAAAGTAAGTAAAATAAGAATTACTACGTGAGGATATAGATAAGAAAATACTCGGTATATCTTTTTATTTATATGATACAATGGAAACTTTAGTAGATATGTTATGAATAAGATATAGAAGTATAACTTATCATCTGTAAATAGACCTATGAATACAAATATGTAGAAGAATAGATTTATATAATAATATAAAACTTCTAGTAACTTGACACTAGTCTTTTCAGAAAACTTGTGTTGTAAATAATCTCTATTTTTTAGAAAATAAATGTTATTTATAATAAATAAAATTAGTAAACTAACAATCATTTGGTAATATATCTTTTAATTGTATTAGATTATTAAATTCATTTTGTAATAATCTAATTGTTTTATCTATCTTTATAAGGTTATAAACATTATCATTTACCAAAACCTCTACTGGTTCACCAACTGCAGAATCATAATCATTTGGTATTTTTAAATTTTCTCTAAACTCATAGATTGATTTTAAATATTTTTGATTTGATTCTAGGTCAATATGTAGTGAACATCCATCAGGTCTTGTTCCTTCATTACTAATTGACTCTTCCCAGATTTGAAGATAAACTTTATTCATAAAAAATTGTTTTAAAAGTATTTTATACTAAAAATTAAATAAGTTTCTTATTATTTTCATTCTTATATAATTCTTAGTAAAGAAATTTTTTAGATTAGCTGACCCAAAACCTGGATCTGGAACTAGATCAAATGTTTCTATCTTATATTGAGTGTAATCCATTTCCATCGTTGGCACCATTTATTGAGATAAGTTTAATTAAATGTTCATTATCCCCTTTCTTTTTATAAAGGTCATTCCATCCTTTAGCTAATCCTCTTTTAAAGATTTCTGTAAAATAAGCAAATGCATTGATTGATTTGTCTTCATTGAAATTGAACCAGTTTTGAAACATGTCTAGTAAGCCACTTTGGTAGCAATCTAACTTGTCATCATTTGACCAGTATCTCATTTTTCTTATTGTCTTTTTTGCTAGTAACTCTAGCATCTTCTCAGCATTTCTTGTTAGTCTTCCTTGTGCTTTTGACACTATGATCTCTATATAGAGCTCTTTATTGTTTAAGTAAATAACCGTTAAATCATTTTTTATAAGAGTAAACTCTTTAATTACCTTTTAATGGTTTCATGTTATATAATTATGACTAATAAAGTTTAATAAAAAATTGTCCTTTTTAGATTTTTTTCTGATTTTTTATTTTTTAAGAGCCAATAGTTTGTTAAATTCATTTATAGAATTATTACTTATCTTTTTTAAAATCTCATCATTACTTATTCTAACACAACTTTTAATATATTTCTGTTCCATTATACTTATCTCAATTGTATGACCACCTGCAACCTCACCTTTAGAAATGTAACCAGTTAGACCTAATTTAATAAATTGATTTTGTTCTGTTTCATCAATATGTGTATCATCATTTTGTAAAAATTTAACAGATTCATCTAATTCCATTTTATAGACTGATGGAAATAAACCTTTTGCAATAAAATCTTCATCACTATTAATTGATTGACTTTTTCTCAACATAGCATATTGTATAGCACCTTCAATATTAGTGGTTGTGTAAATTCCATATCCACCTACTGGCTTCTTCATATCAAAAGACTTTTTTAAAATTTCTGGATTATCTAAACCTTGTACTATTGATCCTTGATATACATATGGTGAATCAGGCAAGTTTAAGTCTTTAAATGTCAATATATTATATTTACTTAGAATAACTTCTTTATATGATATATCAGAGTATTTTTCTTTGATACTTCTAAATACTTTTAGAACTTTTTGAAATTCATCATAGTCTTTATTTATTTTACCAATATAATATTTTGTGTCTTCCAATATTTTTTTTAAATTAGTATTAATATCATAAAACATCAACTCTCTATTGGTATCAAGAAACTCTCTATTTTTTTCATAATACTCTTTAATTTTTTCTTCTGTAAATTTTGGTTCAAAATCTTTTATAGTTGTTGTAATAAAAGACTTTATTTTTTCTTCTCTTATATCATTTATAAAAGTTTGTATTTCAGTAAAAATTTTACTATTGGTTATAGTTTTTGAATAATCTGATGTAGGTGCATTATCAAAAAAAATTGGATATAAACTATCATACTTATCATCATTTAGAATTATTTCAAAAAGTTTAATAGACTTTTTAATTTTATCAACTATTTCTACAAACTGGATATTCTCATATTTTAATGGATTTATATAAAAAAGAAATTCATTAGACTTTCCTTTAGATATTATATCATTTGATTCTTTTATAAACTCTTCAACTTCTTTCTTTAATTGTTCAGAATTATTTTTAGAATCATCTATAGTAGGCTTTTCAATCTTTGAAGGAGTAACTTTATCCACAGGTTTTTCTTTTTTACCAAAAATTTTATCAAAAAAACCTTCTTTTATAAATTCTTCATAAGTTTTTAACTCTCTCATAAATCTAAATTATTTTGTAATTTATATTCTCAAACTTTGAGTATTTTATTCTTTTTTTTCACTGGCATACTTGACACCCATAATTGTACCTACAATAGAGAAAGCATTTGTTAGAAGTATTCCAAACATATTACTCCAAGTACTACCTATGATTTGTGTATCTGCACCACTCATTAGAGCAAGTGCATACATTAGTGTTGTTGTTACACCCACACCCATAATTACATAAAGAGCAACTTTTACAATTGTACTAATAAGTTCTGTTTGAGATTTCTTTTGTACAATTTCTAAGTCATCTAAGGCAGCATCTTTAGCATCCTCTGCGAACTTCTTTGCTAACTCAGCAGTTTCTAATGCAGTCTTTAATTCCTCGTTGATTCTTTCATTTTCAATCTGTGACGCAAGAAGATCTTTATTTGATAGCTCTACAACTTCCAATGTTTCTTTTAACTCTTCATTGATTCTTTCGTTTTCTACCTGTGATGCAAGAAGATCTTTATTTTGTGTTTGTACTTGTTTTGTAATATCAAGTCTTCTTCTTCTTGTTTCTTTATCTTTGTCAAGAGATTCTTTAATATACTTAGAAAACTCTACATCACTAGGATCTACTTCAATAACTTTTAGAATGTTACCTTCGAGAACTATTTTTTTTGATTTTTGAATATCTAAGAGTAAATCTCTTGTACTTTTATCTACTTTCATTATTTATATATCTTGAACTGACCCGTATAATCTTTATATTTAGGAAAATCTTTCTTAAAGTCTTCTAAACGTGGTTCAATTTCATCACTTTTAATAATCCAAAATTGAGCTCCTGCTGCTTTAGCTTTTTCTTGTTCTTCTGGTTCATCTGATGATGATATAATTCCAATAACCATACCATTACCCATCTCAGTAACTTTACGAATTAGTTCAATTCCATCAAAGGATGAACCAATTATATTAAGATCTACAAAGACACATTCTGGTCTTGGTTTACCATTTTTGTACATATCCTCGAAAATTTTAACAGCTTCGTCTGAACTGTCTAGACACTCTAAAGTTAGAGATATGTCAAGAAGACTACATGCGTCTTCAAATACTAAGTGAAAAAGGCTTTCATCGTCCACTAATAAAATAGAATCAATCATTTGGTTTTTTATTTTTTTTATATTTTAATTTTTAATTGTGTACCTCCCTGAGGTAATTTTTTACATTCTATACTGAATCCGTGTTCTTCTAAAATTGCAACGCAAATATTTAGACCTAAGCCTGAACCAGATTCCTTCTGTCCTTCTTTTCGAGTATAAGGTTGAGAAAGTAATTCAAAATCTTCTGATGTCATACCTCTACCATTATCTTCAACGTATATATAATCTTCTTCTCTGTAAATTTTTACAAATTTTGCAGAACTATCATTATATTTTAATCCGTTACGAATTATATTATCTATAGCAGTACAGAAAAGTGCCTCATTTACTGATAGAGTACCTATGTCTTCTATAATAACTTGTGGTCTATAAGCAGTTGCTGAAAGATAATCTTCAAGAATAGCCTTTACATTAAAGTCTGAACGATTTAAAACAACATCTTTCTTTACGAGATTAGTAAATTCATAAACTCCTTTATAAACTTTTTGAGTATGTCTCAATCCTTCTCTAATCATTCTAAGAGGGGCATCAATTTTTAATTCTTTTTGTTGTTCTTCAGTAATTCTACGATCTAAAGAACTTAAACCACGTGGCATATAAGTATTGATACCACTATGCATATCATGTCTAAGTATTTTCGCAGCGTGTTCAAGATATGAGTTCTTTTTACTTATCTCCTGTGTTCTAATTCTTACTTTATCTTCTAACCCTTCTGTCAATTTTTTATTTTCATCAAATTGGTCTTTCAAAGTTTTTGAAAGAACTAATAGTGATTGTCTAAGGTCATATAATTCAATTGCTTCTAATTTTGTAGAATTAGATTCTAATTCATAATTACCATCTTTTAATTCATGTGCAAATATTTTAACCTGGTTTATCGGACCAGTTATTGTTTTAGCCAACCAATACACAACGACAAGTACTAATATACCTATTACAGACAAAAATATAAAGATAGGTCTATTAAGTTTACTAATATCACTATTTAATTGTGCCTTACTAGATGAGATCATAACATAACCCTTAAAAGTATCTGTTTTGAACTTCGACTTAACGGTCATATAGTTTTCAGTATCTTTTAATAGGCCAAAATGATTTATTTTTTCAGGTAAACTATTTACCATATCAACATTACCTGCATCATCAGTAAAAACGTAACTAATACAAGCTAGTTTACTAGTAGATTTAAGTCGAGTCATTGTTTTCTCTAATCCACTTAGATCATCTCTTTCTAAACTAGTTTCAACACTAATAGCAAGAGAAGAAGCTTGCTGATTTAATTCTGCAAGCTTATACTCTGTTAGTAATTGTTTTTGTTTAGTTGGATAATATATAAATAGTGCAGTTAATATTACCAAGATTATAATGGTATAAGGTAACCAAATTTGTGTAAATACACTAAATCTCTTTTTAAATAAAGCACTAAATCTCTTTTTCATTATATTGATGAGATTATTAATCCGCCAGGGATCATAGATTTTTTATCAGATGGTAAAACGCCTATTGCACCAGGAGTTCTTTTTATAAAGTCAATCATTTCTTGTTCATCGTCAAAAAACTTAGGAGATTTTGCTCTTCCTTGGAATACAATTGATAACCAGAACTTTTGAACATCTTTTACTGATTGGTGATAAACTTTTTGACAAACATCAGTAGCACTTTCAGATTTGGTACTAGGTAAACAAACAATAATTTGTTTGTCATTTCCCCAATATGTTTCTTTACCAGTAAATATTCTAGCCAATTTTTCATCTTTTAATGATGATACACCAGAACCACTCGCAAAATAAACAACTCTTTGTTGTGCACTCATTATATTTACAAATAATGTAAATAAAAGAAAGATAAATATTTTTTTAGAATCCATAAGCTAATTGAAATTTTATACCATATTGTTTGGTTGCCCAGCTATC